ATGAGCAGGGCAATTCATAGACTTAGCGACACTCTTTTACGAAAATTAAGCGGATCACCAACCACAAAAAACACCTTTTTTAATGATGGTGGCAACCTTAGCGTAAGGCATTCAACCAATGGCCTGTTAACCTGGTATTTCACTTACAGGGCCGGAACAGGCAGGAAGGTATCCCCTGAACGTCTGAGGCTGGGAAATTATCCTGATTTGAGCCTGAAAGCAGCCAGGGAAAAAGCGGCGCAGTGTCGCGCCTGGCTTGCTGAGGGGAAAAATCCACGCCATGAGCTTAATCACACCGTACAGGAAGCGTTATCACCTGTTACGGTTAAGGAAGCGCTCACTTACTGGCTTGAATCGTACGCGAAGGAAAAGCGCACAGACTACGAATCTCTGAAGAGCCGGATCAATACACACATAATCAGCCAGATTGGTGCTATGCCGCTGGAAAAATGCGAGCTACGCCACTGGCTGACCTGTTTTGATCAGCTTGCTAAGCGTAATCCGGTATCAGCAGGTTTTTTGTTGCAGGTATGCAAGCAGGCGCTTAAGTACTGCCGCAAACGACGCTACGCAATCAGCAACGTTCTTGATGATATGGTTGTCGGTGATGTTGGGAAAAAAGCAGAAATAAGCCAGCGCGTACTAACAAACAAGGAGCTTGGGGAATTACTCCGCGCCCTGGATGAAAAAATTTACCCACCGTACTACAGCGCCCTGATTCGCCTCCTGATTGTCTTCGGATGCCGTACCACTGAGCTAAGACGCTCTGAGGTCCAGGAATGGGATTTTAAAGAAATGCTCTGGACCGTTCCGAAGGAGCACAGCAAAACGAAGGTAGCAATATTCCGGCCTATACCGGAAGCGATCTTGCCGTTCGTCACGCAGCTGGTTGAGCAGAACAGGCATACAGGCTTATTGCTCGGAGAACTGAAAGGGCAATCATCTGTATCAGAGTACGGAAGAACGGCACACAGACGCATTAATCAAGCCCCCTGGACGTTGCACGACATCCGGCACACGTTTACAACGATGCTGAACGATTTAGGCGTGGATCCTCATGTAGTGGAGCAGCTAACCGCGCACCAGTTGCCAGGAGTGCAACGAGTCTATAATCACTCCCGTTATCTCGATGCAAAACGTGACGCTCTTAATCTATGGGTTGAGCGTCTCGAGCTTCTCCAGAACAATGATGAAAAAATCGTTGTTATGACCCCGCGAATTTACTCTCAAAATTCTTGACAAATTACGGCTGTTTTTCTTGCGAAAAATGGCCCTCTAAAATAAATCGTCGAATATCGGCAAATATCGACGATTTATATGTGTCAAGTATTGAAAAAATTTGAAAACAGCGATTGTCTACTTGAGTTTTAATATTTTCCTTTATTTCAAAGTGCATGCTTTTATGTGACTGTTTTAATTTGTTTTTTTAATTATCCCTCACTGTAGAGGGAATTTTAATGTTGAATTGTCTTTCCTGGTGTGCAACGATTTTATGAACAACAACGAACCCTTGCGAACCTTGGCGAGCATAGCTTTTGGCAAGGTTACGCCTTCAATTTAAGAGGTAAGAAAAGCTAAGAAGTAATCTCTTTCCGTATATCCACAGCGAAACAAAAATTTCTATACGTAATTTTATGTAGGGCTTTTTATGCGCGAAATAAATGAAGATCGTGTAATCCGCGAAAAAGAATGCAGAGAGCTAACAGGCGTTTGCCGCACAACTCGTTACGAGATGGAAAAGCAGGGCCGCTTCCCTTCCCGTATCAGTCTCGGCGGTCGTTCTGTTGGCTGGGTTAAGTCTGAGGTTGTGGCGTGGGTCAAAAACCGCGAACGCGTCAATTAAGAATATTCATTCTTTAAATTCCGTCCGTGTTTTTGTTTGTAGTTGTTCGTGAAGAAAGAAGCGGCGCGTATGCACCGCTAAGGAGTTTATTTCATGACTTATGCAGCTTTCAATCTTAGCACCGCCGTAGCTGGTGGACAAGGCTATCAGCCAGGCGGTCGGTTTTTAGTGGCTTTTAACCGCCGTGGGTATTTCTCGACAAAATCTTCAAGGGCAAATTTTTCTGGTGGCATTAAGCGCGGCGCTGGTGGTGGTATTTTTGTTCTGGTTAGTTCTTCCTCAACTCTGGCGCAGGCTTCTGACTGCCTTTGCCGGATGATTTCATCATCTTGCGTTTGCGTGTCTTGTATTGGTGATAGTGTGTTGTTAGTCATGGTACTGCCCTGTAAAGCAATGCGCCGTAGTACCTCACACCACGGCGCTGATAGTGATTATTCTGATTCTTTGGCCTTACGGCGCTGGCGGCGTTTGATCTCGCCTCGCATGGCTGTAACGATAAATTGCGCAGTGCTCTCGCCTGTTTCTTTTACTTGCTCCATAGCCTCAACAACTTCATGCGGGGCGCGAGCCTGTAATTTCTGTGATTTGTTATTGATATGGTCTCTTTCCATTTCTGGTTCCCTTTGTGATTACTGGAATCCAGTATACACGAAAAAGACCAAAACAAAACGCTTGAAGTGGATTCCACTTAGTGATTATACTGGAATCCAGCTGAGTGTTTATCACTCAATGCAAACGAGGCTGAAAAGGATTGCCGTCCTTTCGCAGCCTCTGACCACCAACGATAGCGAAAGTATCGAGGTAGCTATGAGAAATCATACCACACACCCGCAAGGGCGGGACTCACACAACCTGAATAAAGCGGGTGTAAAAAACCAGTTGATCGCCACCAGCAAAAATGGCTATGATTCCCGCGCACCTCATAAAACGGGTGCCGGGATTGGCGTCCTGGGCAAAACTGAAGCGCATAACACGCGCCCCGCGTGTTTTTTTGTGCCGCATAGTCACACCTTATCAATGGTGGGCTGTACGGGGGCGGAGCAATCCGCGCCGGTTTCTTCAGTGTCCGGTTACGCCAACCCTGTACAGTCCGCCACCAGCGAAATTGGCGTTTCCGGTGGCGGTTATCTTAACCACACTGAGGAGGCTGCCAACATGGCTACTATCCCTACCCTTGTACATTCTCAAACCGCCTTTCTCTGGCGCTTTATCATCTTTGGCGCGTCAGAACATCAAATCATCCACGTAACCGCCTGGACGGAACGCGAAGCGCGTAACCGTTGCCCGTCCGGTTGTGTTGCTGTATTTGCCGCCCGTATTCGTCAGGAGGTGCGCCATGATTAATCTGTCACTTACTGACCTTAACCGCATTCAGTTTCGTGAGAAATTCACAGGGCAGCTACTGGTCAATGTGGATAAAGGTCGCGTGGTGTGTAATTACCACTTACCAGATGAAGCAATTGTCGCCACAAGGGAATCATTACAGGAAATCACAAAACGTGCCGGAATGATTAACACGAATATTCAGGGGATGCTTTATGCACAATAAAACCACACCGGACGCAGCAGAAGAAGCAATGCAAATACTGATACGTGCGCTCGTTGATGTTACCCACATGGTGGAGATTATGGAGAGAAAATCACAGTCGGAGCACGACAAAAGAAAACTTAAAACAATAAAAATAATTGCCAAAAACTCGCTGATAAAAGTTACAGACATCCTTAATGAGGACATTAAAAGAATAAGGGAGAAAATTTGTGATGCATAAAATCCCTTTTGAAGTATTAATCCACTCTGAAAACGCATTAATTAAAGCACGCGAAATGAATGCGTTGTTAATTAAATTAATTGAAGTGCCGGAAGGTGGTGAGGAATCAGGTGTATTAATGTTTGCAGCCATTCAGACATTACTATCGCCTGTTATTGATGAACTGGATAAGGCAATGGCAATTCACGAAAATAATAACGCGCCCCACACCGGAGAATAAAAATAATGAAACTTAAATATTCTGGCTTAACTGCCAGTGGCAACACTCACCCTAAATTTACGCGCGGTGATATTTACCGCGACCAGTACGGCGGCACGGTAATGATTAAGGGCGTGGCGGGACGGTGCGTAACTTACCTCCGTGAAGGTTACGAATATGATTGCGTGATGCCCGTTTATCAGTTCGACCGTGATTTTTCTCTGGTGCAGGCAGCGCAACGCAGCAAGCCCACCAGCAGGGAGAAAGCACGCGCCAATATTCAGGAAATAAAAAAGATGCTTAACGTATTCAGGGGTAAAAAATGAAACTGGCACCGAACGTAAAACAGCAGTCACGCGGCATAAAACACAAAGAAACAGAAGTCATTATTTTTGCGGGTAGTGATGCCTGGTCACACGCAAAACAATGGCAGGAACATGACGCGCGTATGGCCGGAGATAATGAGCCTCCTGTGTGGCTTGGGGAGCAGCAGTTATCAGAACTGGATAAGCTGCAAATTGTGCCGGAAGGCAGAAAATCCGTGCGCATATTCAGGGCCGGATATCTTGCACCAGTAATGATAAAGGCGATTGGTCAAAAGCTGGCGGCGGCTGGTGTACAGGATGCAAATTTTTATCCTGAGGGTATGCACGGCAAGGAGGTGCAGAACTGGCGCGAATACCTGGCCCGTGAACGCCAGAATCTTTCTGATGGTCTGGTCATTGAGCTTCCGGTAAAGCAAAAGGCGCAACTTTCGCAGATGGCGGACAGTGAGCGCGCGCAGCTGCTTGCCGATCGCTTTGATGGCGTTTGCGTACATCCTGAAAGTGAAATTGTTCACGTATGGCGCGGCGGGGTATGGTGTCCGGTCAGCACAATGGAACTTAGCCGCGAAATGGTGGCGATCTATTCAGAGCACAGGGCCACTTTCAGCAAGCGCGTAATCAATAACGCCGTGGAAGCGTTAAAAGTTATTGCCGAACCAATGGGCGAGCCGTCCGGCGATTTGCTGCCGTTCGCCAATGGTGCGCTTGACCTGAAAACGGGGGAATTTTCCCCGCACACGCCGGAGAACTGGATCACCACGCACAACGGCATTGAGTACACGCCACCAGCACCAGGGGAGAATATCCGCGACAACGCGCCAAACTTTCATAAATGGCTTGAGCACGCAGCCGGAAAAGACCCGCGCAAGATGATGCGTATATGTGCCGCGCTGTACATGATTATGGCGAACCGGTACGACTGGCAGATGTTTATTGAGGCCACCGGAGACGGCGGGAGCGGTAAAAGTACATTCACACACATAGCCAGCCTTCTGGCAGGGAAACAGAACACGGTAAGCGCTGAAATGACATCGCTTGATGATGCTGGTGGACGTGCGCAGGTTGTCGGGAGTCGTCTTATCGTCCTAGCAGACCAGCCGAAATATACAGGCGAAGGAACGGGCATCAAGAAAATCACGGGCGGCGACCCCGTGGAAATAAACCCGAAATATGAAAAGCGTTTCACGGCGGTAATCAGGGCGGTGGTGCTGGCGACCAATAATAACCCGATGATATTCACCGAACGGGCCGGAGGTGTGGCACGTCGTCGCGTGATTTTCCGTTTCGACAATATTGTTAGTGAGGCCGAAAAAGACAGGGAACTACCGGAAAAAATTGCGGCTGAAATCCCCGTTATTATCCGCCGCTTGCTGGCGAACTTTACCGACCCTGAAAAGGCGAGGGCTTTACTACTGGAACAGCGTGACGGTGATGAAGCACTGGCAATAAAGCAACAGACGGATCCGGTTATTGAGTTTTGCCAGTTCCTGAATTTTCTGGAGGAAGCGCGCGGCCTGATGATGGGTGGCGGTGGTGATTCAGTGAAGTACACGACCAGGAACAGCCTTTACCGCGTCTATCTGGCGTTTATGGCATACGCAGGCAGGAGCAAACCGCTAAACGTGGCTGAGTTCAGCAAGGCCATGAAGCCAGCGGCGAAAGTTTACGGGCATGAATATATTACGCGAAAAGTTAAGGGAGTAACGCAGACCAACGCAATTACAACAGACGATTGCGACGCGTTTTTATAATTTTTTGTAAAAGCCCTCTACCCCATCTACCTGAATGAAATAAACGTATATTATTCAACATGATAAGTGGGTAGAGGGCCAGGTAGAAGGCTAATAAAAGCTCTCTACCTCTTCTACCTGATTTTATCAGTTTCAGGTAGCAGGGTAGACGGCAGGTAGAGGAGCCAAAAAAGCTATCTACCCGCTGAAAGCCGCGCCATTACTGACATGATGAGCATTCGGGTAGATGGGTAGATGGGGGGAGGCACAACTCAAAACTTTTTAAACGAGGGGGTAAAAATAAATATGCACACTTCAGGGAAATTTAATAAATCACTCAAAAAACACAGAGACAGAACAGAACCGAAATATCGCGCGTTAGACATGACAGAGCACGCTTTAAAGGTGGCAATCAGAACGATAGACCGCCACGCGGGGGAAGGATACGCGAAGGAACATCCCGACCTGATAAGCGCATTCATGACCACGACGGCGGCAAATTTTGCCACGCTGACAGAGCGGGAGATTGCGGAAGCTGAACAGGTGACAACCATCAACGTTAAAAACGTAGAGGTGGAATCATGACAGCACAGATAGCGGCTTACGGGCGGCTGGTGGCTGACCCACAGTTAAAGACCACCAGCAAGGGCACACAAATGACGATGGCGAGTATGGCTGTCCCCCTGCCGTGCAGCCAGGCAGATGACGGAACGGCTACGATGTGGTTATCCGTCCTGGCGTTTGGCAGACAGGCCGACGCACTGGCAAAACACCGCAAAGGCGAGCTGGTGAGCGTGGCGGGTAACATGCAGGTAAGCCAGTGGACAGGCCAGAACGGCGAAACGCGGCAGGGCTGGCAGGTTATCGCAGACAGCGTAATCAGTGCGAGAACGGCGCGACCGGGCGGCAAAAAAGGCCAGCAGGGGCAGGCTACTGACGCACTGAACAGGGCAAAACAACAGGCGGGTAACGATGATCCGTACGGGGATAACATACCGTTTTAAGCAACGAGTGACAGAAGCCGGAGCAATCCGGCTTTTTTGTAGGTACTCCTGGTGGGGGTGGCCTGTCCACGGGGCGGAGGGGCGCGGAAAAAGGCGCATTTTTTGATTTTTATGGCACCATCACCACCACTATAAGTTATTGATATGTTGAGAAATAAAAATTTTTAGTGTCGAATCAGGTTGTTTTTTGTTCATCACCGGAACGTTCCCGAAAACATTTACAAAAAACAGGCGCAAAAAAAGCGCCCCCGATTGCTGTTACCGGAGGCGCTTTTACACGACAAAGGAGTTTTTATCGCCAGGATGACGAGTCTTAATACTGCTTCAATGGCAAAAATGCGTCAATAACTTTGCCTCTCTGAGAATAATCAGAAAAATCATAATCTGATTTTTAGGTAGAAAATGATTTATCTATTGCTTTTATCGATCAATAATGATGCCCGTTAATCAAAACGGAGGCGGATTTATGCCAGAGAACAACACCAGAAAGCCGGATAAAAGTGCCACGGTACACATAGACGCCGGAACTATGGAGAAGATCGAACGCTATCAGCAGTTCATCAAAGATAATCACCCGGGTATGCCAGTACCCACGAAAGGACAAATCACACGCAGCGCGGTTGAATACTGGTACAGGGCAACGTTAGGGGTCTGGCTATGAAAACATGGTTTTCCATTAAGGCTATGGCAGATGTTGTCTATGTGCGCATTTATGACGAGATCGGCGGGTACGGTGTAAAAGCATCGGCACTTACTGACGAGATCAACGCGTGTGGTAATGCGTCTGAAATCCATCTTCGCATCCATTCACCTGGTGGCGACATCTTTGAAGGGCTGGCTATCTATAACGCTCTGAAAAATCATCCGGCAAAAAAAATCGTACACATTGAAGGCATGGCGGCTTCTATGGCCTCGTTTATTGCCATGTGTGGAGATCATATCGTTATGCCTGAAAACGCGATGATGATGATACATGCCCCCCGTGGTGTTACTGCCGGAGTGTCGGGCGACGTTCGCCGCTTTGCTGATCTGATGGACAAGCTGGGCGACACGATGGCAGAAACCTATGCCGGAAGAACGGGCAGGAGCAAACAGGAAATCACCTCCATGATGGAGGCGGAAACCTGGATGGATGGCAATGAGTGTAAGGCTAACGGTTTCGCAGATGAGGTTATACCCGCGATTACAGCAATGGCCCGAATTGAATCAAAACGAATCGGAGATTTTTCAAATATGCCGGAAAAAATTAAAAGCATGATCAGCCAGAAAACTGGCAGTGGCGAACAGGAACGACTTAACGGCATCCGTGAATTGTTTGGCACCTTCAACGGAAGATATAACGACCTGGCTATAAGTTGTCTTGCGGATTCAGAATGTAGCGTTGAGAATGCACGCGAACGCCTTTTACTCGCTATGGGTAAAGAATCAACGCCAACAAACAAAACCACCCCCGCAAATCTTTACTACGCGTACACGGATAACGGCAATATAACTGGCGATGCCATGCGTCAGGGGCTTAATGCGCGTCTTGGTCACGAACGGGCCGAACGCGGTAATCCTTACGCCATGATGAGCCTTTTCGATATGGCACAGGCATCATTAACCCATCGTGGTATAAGCACGGGCAGCTACAGCACACGCTCGCAGATAGTAAACGCGGCATTCACCCACAGCAGCAGCGATTTTACCGATATCCTTGCTGGTGGCGCTGAAAAATCAGTGCTTGCAGGCTGGGAGCACAGCGGCGAAACATTCCGCCAGTGGACGAAAAAAGGTTCCCTTTCAAACTTCCGGGAAGCCCGCCGCGTTGGTATGAATGGCTTCTCAACGTTAAACAAAGTTCCGGAAGGGGCAGAATATAAATACATCACCACCAGCGATCGCGGTGAACCCATCGCGCTGGCTACTTACGGGAATATTTTCAGCATTACCCGCCAGGCGATAATCAATGATGACCTTGATCAGTTATCAACGGTGCCAATGGCTATGGGCCGTGCAGCATCAAGAACGGTGGGAAATCTGGTTAATCTGGTGCTTACAGGCAACGTAAAACTTTCTGACGGAATAACGCTGTTTGACAAAAAACACAGCAACCTGATTGAAGCAGGACTGACAACACCGGGACTTAGTGCAGCACGTCACCTGATGCGCACACAGAAGGACAAAAATGGCGAAGTGCTGAATATTGCGCCTAAATTCCTTTTAGTTCCGGCAGCACTGGAAGATCGCGCGTTGCAGATGATTAACTCAACCGCACCTTTCGGGGCTGATAAAAACAGCGGGATCTTTAACCCGTACCACAAGCTACTTGATATCATCGTCGATCCCCGCCTTGATGATATCAGCGAAAAACAATGGTACATGCTTTCCGCACAGGGAACGGACACAATCGAGGTGGCTTATCTTGATGGCAATGACGAGCCTTACCTTGAACAGCAGGAAGGTTTTATCGTTGACGGCGTGGCCTGGAAAGTCCGTATTGATGCAGGTGTGGCAGCTCTGGATTATCGCGGTATGGTCAAATCAGGCGGGACAGATTCACTCTGACAACAAGGCGGCACCAGCCGCCTTTTTTGCGGGTCCTCCTGGTGGGGTGGGTATGAACACGGGGCGGGCGGCGCGGAAAAAAGCGCATTTTTGTGATTTTATCGTCATCATCATCATGTGTGTAACCTGTTGTTTTTAATGTGGTTGATGCAAAAAAGATGATGGTTGTGGTTAATTTTTGTTCGACATCTTTTAGCGTGACAGATTCTTTACAAAAAATCTGAGCTTGTTTTCTTCACCAGCGCGATGGGGGCACA